GGTTGTAACGGCGGTTCAGGTATTGTGATTATTAGATACAGGTATCAATAATTTTAATTGAGATAAATATTATGAGTTACAATGAATTTTTTACAAAATGAAATCATAAAAGTAATAGATAACTTTTTACCAATAGAAAATCAAAATATTATTGAGAACACTCTTTTCGATAACTATTTTCCTTGGTATAGAGGTGCAACCACTTCTGTAGAACACTCCACATTTAAATCTAAAAATATATTTGATTATCCACAAATGTGTCATGTCTTCTATGCTTTTAGGAATAAAATTTCAACTGTTGAATCTGATTTTGCTGATATAATTAATAAAAACTTATTGAATGAAATTTGTAACTACTTTAATTTAAGTGAATTAAAGGTGATGAGAGTTAAGGCCAATCTACAACATCAACATAAAAAATCCACAAAAAATACATTTAATAATCCTCATACAGATAGTTCAATTAATCACATATCAGGCATTTATTATGTAAATGATAGTGATGGACCAACTTATTTCTTTGATGAAAAATTTAAAATTTTTAATAAAGTAAATCCTAAAAAAGGTAGAATGGTGTTTTTTAAAGGTGATATTTTACATAGCGGTGGTCATCCAATAAAAAATGAAGTGAGGGCAGTTATAAACTGTAATTTTCCTATAATATGAGAGAATTTAAAACAAATATAAAAAGTTTTATAGGTGGTTGGTATATTGATGAGAATATTTGTGATGGCCTAATAGATTATTATAACTCAAATATAGATAAAACTTTTCAAGGAGCTGTGGTAAAAAATAGTGTGTCAATAGTTGATACTGATAAAAAAGATTGTACTCAATTAAAAATTGACTATATGTATAATGAGGGAGTTATATCTCAGTATAGAGAACAATTACAAATATGTTTAGAAAATTATGTTGAACGGTACAAAGAAGTAAATGATTTAGATAGATTTAATATTTTAACAAACTATAATATACAACATTACAGACCAAATCAAGGTTTTAAAATTTGGCACCACGAGAGAAATGCAAATGTTAATGCTAAGAGGGTATTAGTATTTATGACCTATCTAAATAATAGTGATGGTGGAACACATTTTAAATATCAAAAATTAACAACTCCATGTGAGAAAGGTTTAACTTTGATATGGCCAACAGACTGGACACATACTCATAAGGGGCAAGTGTCAAAAACTTCAGATAAATATATTGTGACAGGTTGGTATAGTTATCTTTAAAATTTAAAATGGTGAATATATGAAAAAAATATGTATAGTTGGTGGTGGTACAGCAGGATTAATTTCAGCACTAATTCTAAAACAAAAATTTCCAAATATTAATATTGATATTATCAAATCTGATAAAATTGGAATTATTGGTGTTGGTGAGGGAAGCACAGAACATTGGAGTGAATTTTTAAAATTTTGTAATATTGATGTAAAAGAAATGATTAATGAAACAAATGCCACTTTAAAAAATGGTGTTATGTTTGAAGGCTGGACAAAAAATAGATATTTTCATAATATACATGGAGAATTTAATTGTAGATATGGTCAATACTTAATAGGATATGCTCACGCTGTAAAGAATAATGTTAAACCAGAATTTTACACATCTCGTAATGCTTTTTACGATAAAATAAATCCTCATTTTTTACCTAATCAATTTCATTTTAATACATTTAAACTAAATGAGTATTTACTAAAAAAATGTGAACAAAGAAATATTAGTATAATTGATGATGAAATTTTAGATGTAATAACTGAAAACGAAAAAATAAAAGAATTAAAGTCTAATAAAAAAAGTTATAAGTATGATTTCTATGTCGATAGCACAGGATTTAAGAGAGTATTAATTTCAAAGTTAGGTGCAAAATGGCAATCATATAAAAAATACTTACCATTAAATGAAGCTATTGCATTTCAAACACCTGATACAGATGAGTATCCATCATATACATTATCGAAGGCTATGAAGTACGGCTGGATGTGGAGAATTCCTACACAAGGTCGTTGGGGTAATGGATATGTTTTTAACAATAATTATACTAATGCTGAAGAAGCTAAAAAAGAATGTGAAGAATATTTAGGGTTTGAAGTTACGATTGGCAAAAATATTAAGTTTGAAGCCGGAACAATTGATAAGTGTTGGATAGGAAATTGCGTGGCGGTAGGATTAAGTTCTTCATTTATCGAACCTTTGGAAGCTACATCTTTAGGAACAACAATTAATCAAACATTTTTATTAATACACCAACTATCTAATTATACACAAGATACGATAGATAGATACAACAAATCTTTTACTCAAATTGTAGAGAATATTAGAGATTTTGTAATATTACATTATATGGTCAAAAAATCAAATAGTAAATTTTGGCGAGAATTAAAGTTAAATATTCCTGATACTTTAAAATCAAAAATGGATATTTGGAAAAATAGAATGCCAATTAGAGAAGACTTTGAAGATAATAGATATATTCTGTTTTCTGAACCTAATTTTGCTATAATATTAAAAGAGTTGAATTTACTTGATAAAAAGAAAATTATTAAAGAATATGATTATCATAATGATAATTTAAAAGAAGAAGTAGAAAGAATTTTTACTTATTTTAGAGAGGGCGAAATGAGTGATGTTGGTCATAAACAGTATTTGTCTTCACTTAGGACTTGACTAAATAGTGTATATATTATATAATAGTGAAACGAGGAATAACATAAAATGAATTTACAAAATTATTACTACTATTTTCAGTCGGCATTGCCACCAAAATTAGTAGATGACATTTTAGCATACGGTAAACAACACGAAGCTGAAATGGCAGTTACAGGCGGAGTTCAACAAGATAACGCAAGTAAAAAAGACGGTAAATTAAAAAAGAGCGTCATAAAAAATATTCAAAGAAAAAGAAAATCTGATGTTGTTTGGATGAACGATACTTGGATTTACAAAGAAATTCACCCTTACATTAAAGAAGCAAATGAGAAGGCTGGTTGGAACTTCCAATGGGACTGGTCTGAATCGTGTCAATTTACAAAATACGGTGTGGGTGATTATTATGGCTGGCACACAGACAGTTGGGACAAACCATATATCAGAAAACAAAATGATGATGGTACTTGGCCATCAGACCATGGCAAAATTCGTAAGATTTCAATGACTATTTCTTTATCACATCCAGACGAATATGAGGGTGGTAACTTTGAAGTAGATTTAAGAAACAATACGGACCCGGAAGATATTAAAAAGAAAAAAAGAAAAAGTGTAATAGAAGTAAAAGAGATTCGTCCTCGTGGTTCTATTATCGTTTTTCCTAGTTTTGTATGGCACCGTGTCGCACCCGTAACCAAAGGTACTAGATACTCATTAGTAGTATGGAATCTAGGCCACCCATTTAGATAGGAGTATATAATGGCAATAATAAGTGACCCTAATCAACCGAAAATTGATAATTACTTTTCAACACCTGTATGGTTGTTTGAAAAGCCTGAATGGGTATCAAAAGTAAATAAAACTTGTGACAAATATATTAAAGAGTGTTATGAGCGTGATAAACCTAAGATGAAAGAAAGAGAAAAAGCTTGGGGTAAAGCAGACTATAAAAAAATGGGAGACCATGGTTGGTCTTATCATTCAGGTCCTTTACAAGGCGACCCCGATTTAAAAGAATTGCACGAATGGGTAGGACAAACAGCATGGAACTTTTTAGATTGGCAAGGTTTCGATTTAAAAGATTACAGTTTGTTTTTTACTGAATCTTGGGTACAAGAGTTTTCTAAACGAGGCGGCGGACATCATAATTCTCATGTTCATTGGGATAATCATGTATCAGCATTTTATTACTTAAAGTGTACTGATAAAACATCTTTACCTGTGTTCCATGACCCACGAGCTGGCGCAATGATGTCAAAACTACCTGAAAAGAAAAAAGAAGAAGTGAGTTATGCTAGTAATGCTGTTCACTATAAACCTAAACCCGGAACAATGATTTTCATACCTGCTTATATAGCACATGAATATGCTATAGATAATGGATTAGACCCTTTTAGATTTATTCACTTTAATTTACAAGCGGTCAGAAATATGATATTGAATGGAGTAAAACAACAATGACACCTGAATTTAAAAAAAATAATTACATAGTCATTAAAAAAGCGGTAGACCCTAAAGTGGCCAATTTTGTCTATAACTATTTTTTAATGAAACGCCAAGTGGCACGAACACTATTTGATGATAGATTCATTTCACCATTTACGACAGAATGGGGAGTATGGAATGACCAACAAGTGCCAGAAACATATTCACATTATGGTGATGTTGCAATGGAAACTTTATTGCTTGCAACTCAGCCTGTTATGGAGAAAGCAACTGGCCTTAAATTAATTCCAACATATGCTTATGCTCGTATCTACAAACCAGGAGATATTTTACATAGACATAAAGATAGATTTAGTTGTGAGATTTCTACTACATTAAATCTTGGTGGTGACCCATGGCCAATCTATATCGAACCTAATCCTAAAAAAGG